ACAAGTATTTATATCTTCATTCCCTTATGGGAATGAAGATATAAATACTTGTATTTCATACTTAAAAGAGAGGATAGATGCAGAATTAGATGGTTCAGACAAGGAGAATAGGAGATATTGCTACAATTTACTTAGAAAACTTAAAAAGCAATATCCTGATACTGAGGCTATTGATAATATGAAGTTATTGATTGATATTGGGTTACAAGATAGATTTCATAGGAAGAACATTACTAGTTTCAAATACTTATTTTACAACGCACAAAGAATTATTCAGTCATACAAATCGGATTATGGTATAGGAGAAGCCAATTCAGATATACAAGTTATTAGTTAAATTATTAAAATAAAAAGATATGAAAATAATAAAATTAAGAGATGGTTCAGCAATATATGTTGATGGAGAAATAAACATAGATATGATTTTAGGAAGTAATAAAAGGTTTATAAAATTAGGAGATATGATAATTAATAGAGCAGATATAACAGCAGTTGTAAATAAAGAACAGTTTGAGGATATGATGAAATTAAAAAACGGAATGGTATTGACATCACAAGGGTGGTTAAGCAGTAAAGAATATCAGAGTAATTCATTTCTTAAAGTTCAAATACCTGAAAGTCTTGTTGTAGATGTATCAAAAAACAAATTAGAGGACACAGAAATAAAGAAATTAAAATAAATTATAAACTTAATAAAATGGGGAAAATAGTAGAGTTAAACGGAGTTCAATATTTTCATTCACAGGATATGGGGTTTGCTAGAATGGATAGGTTAAAGTTTGCACTAGATAACGGTTTATTAAAAAGAGATGAAGAAAAGAAAGATTACATTTTAACAATTAAAGCAATTAGAGAATACACTAATTTCTTTCAGTGGTTACAAGGAAATGCTGACAGATTAATTAGTGTTTCAGAAATCTTTAATTAATTTATTAAAATAAAAATATATGAAAAAACTATATTACATTGAAGCACAGGAACAAGGGTTCTCTTATTGGGCAGAAACAGAGTATGCAGGAGATTATGAAGTACCGAAGTTCTATGAGAACAGAGAGAAAGCAGAAGAAAGATGCTATCAATTAAATAAAGAAGAAAAAGAGAAACTGGCTTACTACAAAGTAATTGAAGTAGGTGCAATAGAGTTTATTAAAAGATACCTGGAAAACCTAGGCTAAATTAAAATAAATTATTAAACATATAAATATGAAACAAAAAACAGGTGTATATGGAGTATTCAGATATAAAGAGTTTCCTAAAAGAAACGGATTAGATAAACTGGTCTGCAAAACTTACAGTATGAAAGATGCTATAAACATAGCAATTAAATACAATACAGACGCCTTATATGCAAGGTTCTATTGGAGAGAAATTGAGCCAACTGAAATAGATATTTTGTAATAATTATTTAATAAAAACAGTTGACATTTATATATATTTAATATACAATTTAAGTATTAAATTAAATAAATAAAAAATCAATGAAAGACCACAAATATAACTACCAGATTGATGACCACGGGGAAGGGTTCTGTTTAGAGTTCTTTCCTATAATTGAGTCAAAAGGTATTAGGTATCAGGCGAATGGAGATAAAAAAACTGGGAAGTGGGAAATATTTACAGTAAGAGTTAAAAATCCTATGGTCAAAGTTATTAAAACAGTTGACACCTTTGAAGAAGTTTGTGATTTTATGGACAGTTTAGAGGATGTACACCCTTACAGGTTTGGATTTAACTGCCACAATGCAGAGATAGAAGAAAGACTAGCAAGAAAGGATTTAGCAGGAAAAGTATATAAGTTCAGTGAAAACAAGTAATAACCTATAACAATTATTTTAACAAAAACAGTTGACAATTGTTTATACCCAATATATAATTAATTATTAAATTATTAAAATAAAAATAAAAATGAAAGAAGAAATAAAAAAGGATATGACATTAGAAGAAAAACTAAAATATCCTATACCATATAAGTGGAAAATACAAAGTTTCAACAAAGCTGGTACATTAGCAACCTGTGTGGCTTATATTGACGCAAGAGATGTAATGGATAGACTTGATAGAGCAGTTGGAATAGAGAATTGGCAAGACTCGTATTACAGAGATGCACAGGGAAGATTAGTTTGCAGGTTAGGACTAAAAATTAATAATGAATGGGTATACAAAGAAGATACAGGTACAGCTGGGGATTTTGAGGTAGAGAAAAGTGAGTATTCAGATGCTTTTAAGAGAAGTGCGGTAAAGTGGGGAATTGGAAGATTTTTATATGATTTACCGATTAGGTATGTAAAAGTATTAAACAAAAAACCTGTTGATGATAGAGGATTAGAGATTAAAGATTTAACCAAGTATTTTAATTTATTAGACAAAAGAAATGTACAGACAAATTAACGGAGTAAATATAATACATTACAACCCAACGCCAGTACAAAGAATGTTAACTAAAATAGAAGCAATGAAGATTAAAGAGGAATTAGAAAAGAAACAGAAAGAGCAAAAGTGTAGTAAAGAGCAAAAAGAGAGGATTAAGAAAATATGGCAAGGAGTAGTTAAGTCTTTTAACAATTAAATTATTAAAATAAAAAATATGTATGTAATAACAGATACAGGTATAGAACAGCATTTTGATTTAGATGAAATGCTTGTTGAAGATACCAATTGGCTAATTAAACAGGCGGTTTTACAGAAGAAAAAAGATTTTGTAAAAATTGCGAAGCAGATAGATTTAAGACAAGAAGATTGGGACAGGTTTTGGAAAGGAATAAGAGAGTTTTCTAATAATTAAGTTAATAATTAAATTAAGTAAAAATAAAAAATGAATAAAATAAAATATGATGTACAGAAAGATATAAGAAGTTCAGGAGTTGGTTGGTATGCTTATGTATTAGTAGGACTTGTTACTGCTCTTGTAGGAATTGCAATTGTTGCCCTAGTAATGACGGTATTTACCTTGTTAAGCAACAATTACAACAGAGCATTAGATACTTGTATAAGTAAGGGGCATAGCAAAGAGTATTGTATAAGTATATTGAATTAAGTCTAATCTATTAAGAAAGGGGAATGAAGAAAAGTAGAAAAGAAATTCTTATTGAAAATAGAGTAAAGAAGTTTGTCAAAAATTGCAGATGGTTAAACCATAAAAATGCTAAACATCTTGTTTATTATTCTTGTGCTTGGGATAGTGAATATGCTCGGGCAGAACACAAGTGTCCACTTACTGGGGAGAAGGCTATGTACTTTATACAGCATAAAAGAATGGGGAGAAAAACAGTAATTGAAGGAATAAGCCTAAAAGCAATAAAAATGATTGAAAAAGAGATAGGTTGCTCATTAAAAGAAGTCTAAATAATTATTAGTGCGGGGGGTCAACTTACAATACTCGCAAAGTATTGTGAAAGTGGCTTGCTTCTGATAGCGAAGTAGTAGAGATACGAAAGAGCGATGCAGAGTGCCAATCGGACTAGTGCGACATTTACAAGTGAGAAGTTATCGCTTTGAATTGTAATCTGAGGAGTGCACATTACTCAGCTTACTAGGATAGGGTTTGCCACATATCACCCCCGTGCCAGTAGTTATTTAATTGGTTAATTTAATAAGAAAAAGAATTAGTTCTTTAACAATATAAGTTCGCCACTTGTTCAGTAGGGTTAAATTACGGATACTTCAATGGCAATGAAAACTACCGTAGTTATTTATCCCTACCTCAGGGGGTGCGATATAACAGTTACTTCTCCTATAAAGAAGAGGTCGCTGGTTCGAGTCCAGCCTTACCATATGGTAAGTAGCTCAGTTGGATAGAGCGCTATATACTGTTATTAATTATCGCCCCTACTGAATGGGTGGTGATAGGTACAGATACTTCAAATTGCATTTTGAGCAAGTCTGTGATGCTCGGACATCTCTGTACCTGCCTTGCCCCTTTAATTTTTAATTATTAAATCTATGTCAAGATTTAACACAAAAGTAGATAACACCACTACTAATTTGGCTGGTGGTAAAGCTTTTAAGATGAATGCAGAGCAAGAGTTGCTTCACGCCGTTCTTACTACATTCCTTGAAGATAAATACTACGAGTCAGGAGATGAAAGAATAGAAAGAATTAAAACCCTTGTTTCGCAGGTTAAGCCAGAATATGTGGCTAAACTTGCGTATGTTGCTAGAAATGAGTTTAATATGAGAAGTGTTCCTATTGTTCTTTTAGGAGAGTTATCTAAGGTTCATAAAGGGGACTCTTTGGTTAAAAATGCTATTGAAAAAACTGTGGCAAGGGTTGATGATTTAACGGAATTGGTTGCATATCTAGATTGTAAACTTCCTAAGCAAGTCAAAAGAGGTATAAGGCATTCACTTTACAAGTTTTCTCCTTATCAGTTAGCGAAATACAGAGGAGAAGGCAAAGATGTTAAATTGGTAGATGTCTTTAATCTTGTACATCCTAATCCTAAGTTTGCAACGGATAAACAGAAAGAAGCTTGGGCTAAATTAATAAAAGGAGAGCTTAAAACTACTGGACAGACTTGGGAGTCAGTGATATCTGCTTCTAAGGATAAAAAAGCTGACTGGGAGATGCTGGTCAGAGAAAACAAACTTGGGTATATGGCACTTCTAAGGAACTTGAATAACCTTATAAAAGAAGGTGTATCAGATGAGGTACTGCAATTGGCTATAAATAAGCTTACTAATAGAGAACAAGTAAAAAAATCTAAACAATTGCCATTCAGGTTTGTTACTGCATATGAAAATGTGCAAGGCAATAGAAAACTTACAGATGCAATATCAGTAGCAATGGACTATGCGGTAGATAATACGCCAGAACTTGCTGGTAAAACGCTTATAGCAATAGACTGCTCTGGTTCGATGGAAGGAGATGCAATTCAAAAAGCTTCTATCTTTGGGGCAACATTGGCGAAAGCCAATTCTAATTCAGATGTGATTTTGTACGATACTTCTGTGAAACAGTTAACTATTTCAACAAGAACGCCAGTAATTGATGTTGCACAATATGTAGAAAAAGAAGCAATGGGGGGAGGAACTAATACTTCTTTGGTCTTTGAGTATGCATATCAAAGTGGAAAGTTATATGACAGAATAATAATTATTTCTGATAACGAATCTTGGCAAGATAGTTACAGTGGATGGTATACCACACAAAATGGTACACAAGAGGCATACAACAAGTATAAGAACCTTACAAAAACAGACCCATTCGTATATGCAATAGATATTCAAGGTTATGGTACGAAAGATATTTCTAATCCTAAGGTTATACATCTTGCTGGTTGGTCATCAAGGCTATTAGATTTTATCGGATTATATGAAAAAGGTGGTTCTATTGTGGAGTATATAAACTCTGTGGAATTGTAATTATATTTAGTTAATTTATTAAATAAATATAAATGTGGAGAAATGATAAAGACTTCTATTATTTAGAGGAAAAAAGTTCAGTTAGTCTGTTAAAAGCCATTTTGGTAAAAATATTTGGAATTAGAATAATGGCTTATGATATTGAAAATAATATTGTAACCGTAGTTGAGATGTATCGGTATGGAGGAGAGAGTTATATAACGAAAGAATATTCAATTAAATTAGATAAAAGAAAGAATAATGAAGAAACTACGACTTAAATATAAGGTGTTGTTTTGGTTCTTGTTCTTTGTAACGCCTGTTATGATTTGTGGTTGGGTTAATACCGAAAACCACTTATACAATCTTATCCCGTTATGTATTGTTATTTATGGGGTAGTTGATATATTAGTTGGTGATTGGGATTGAAAGTAATTAAATTATTAAACAAACAAAATGAATATTAGAGAAGAATTAAAGAAACTCTTAAGTAATTGTTCTGAAGAAAGCTTTTTTCATGAGGTTAATAATGGGATTAAAAAGACTGAGATGAGAAATATGATAATTTTTTGTATAGATGAGCTATTAACAATGAGTTTTGATGAAGGAAGACGATATCAAATGAAAATAGATGGAGAAGTGTATAGAATGCCTCTTGAGAGTTTTAAACATAGTGATGAAATAGATAAATTGTTAAAAGAAGAAAAATGAAAAGAAGAAAGAAAAATAAATAAGCAAACAACACCAGATGGTCTTAAAGAATTCTGCAGACTGGAAAAGATAGCTAAAGGATACTTGGGCTTAAAAAAAGATAAAACAAGTGGAGAGTGGAAAGATATACAGAGAGAAATTGCAATAGATATATCTGATATTAGAACACATATTTCTTTTAATGATTACGGAAAGACAGAGGGTTTGCTAAAAGATATAGAGCAACAGATTACTAAGTTTGATAGAGAATTAGGGTTAGAGAAACAGAAGAGTTTTGAAGAAGGGGTTAAACAAGGAAGGCAGTCAATAGTTGCAGAAGTATCTGTAAGTGAGAATATGGATAAAATAGAAAGGTTCTTTTTAAGTTGCCCAATAGATTATGACGATAAGTGCAGGTTATGGTTTGATTTTATTAAGGATTTAGTCTTTGATAAAGAGTGGGATTAATTTAATTTTTAATTTTATATTTATGGAGAAAGAAACAAAAAAGGGAGAAGAAACTAACACAATGGCAATCATTGCACTGGTTGCCTCACTAACAGGATTCTTCTATATGAGTATGTTCAGTATAGTAGGTTTTATTCTTGGAGTAATTGCTATGAAGCAGATTGAAAGAACAGGAGAAAAGGGAAAAGGATTAGCAGAAGCATCTGTAATTTTGGGAGTGATTGCTATGGTTGTTCTTTTCTTTACTTTAATTTGATAATGGAATGTAGAATGAGTAGGGTATTAGAAGATATTTTAGAAACAAAAGAATACGGTTTATTGAAGTTGACATTAAAGGTTAACGATGACAAAGCATCTGCATTATTAGAAGAAGACCCTCCAATAGGAGATGGAATCTTTTGCTATACGAACCCAACAGAAAAAATGAGATTATCTCACAAATAAAATCTTCAATGACAAAAGAGAATTATTTAATAGTGGAGTTATTAGACAAATTATCTAAACTTAAAAATAATAAAGGAAGAAAGAAATGAAGAAAAGGAATAAAGATTGGGAGAAGGATTTTGGGGAGAAAGTTTTAGAAATTGTAAACAAGTGGGAAGAATGTACTTCTGAGGGCGGTATTTACTGGGAAACTTGTTACTGGGGAGACAGTGAAGGAAAGGACCCTGAAAAAGAAATCGTTAAAGAAGTCAACAAATTGTTAAAAGATTATCTAAAATTAAGTAAAAGGGGAAATGAAAGTAATACAGACAGAACTAAAAAACTACAATAGAAGAAGTGATAACAGTGTAAGTTTAAGAGTAGATAGTTTAGTTGAGATGAGCAGTGAAGATATTGCGGATATAGATAGACACAGAGGAGATGTTGCAATAGTTGTTTTAACAGACAGTACTGTTGGAAATGAAGTTAATGTTGATATTGATGATATTCTAAAAAACCTACCAGAGAATGATACACTAGAAAATTACAAAAGTCCTAGTAAAAGATTTAGAGATGTTTTATGGAGATTATTAGAGCAGAGGTTAGGAAGAAAACCTAGTGAAGAAGAGTTTGCAGAATACTACAAAAAAGAATATGAAAAAATAATTAATCATTATAAAGATAAGTTTGAGGATTAAAGATATGAAAAAGATGTTTAACGGAAAAGAAATAGCAAGAAAATACGGATTACCTTACATAACTGTAATGAAGAGAATTGAAAGTAAATACGCACAGGAAAGATGGGGTGTGGTTACTTTTGTTCTTCCTGATGGAACAATAAGAAAGTTTGTACCAGAAGATAAATTGTATCTTTGGGAGAGAAATGTCAGTTATGTCGGAAGACCGAAAAGCAAGGAACTTTAATACTGATTTGCTACTTGGAAAGAAAGCAGAAAGGTTTATTAAAGAATTACTAGTTGCAGAGTATCCTAATATAGAAATTGTTGAAGGATACGAAAAAGGTTTTGATTTAGTCGACAAGATAACTGGATACAAAGCGGAAGTTAAGTTTGATTGGGAAAGTAGAAAAACGGATAATATAGCAATTGAGTATCTATACAAAGGCAAGAAGTCAGGAATATCAGATACAAGTGCCTATGAATGGTTTCAAGTTTTCTATTTTAATAAAAGTTGGTATGTATTTAGATGTAAGGTTTCAGAGTTAAGAAGTTTTCTAAGAAGTAATTTTAAGTATTTAAGCAAAGTTAAAGGTGGGGACAACCTTGATAGTAGTTTAATTTTAATAAGTAAAAAGTTAATAATAGATAGGTTTGACTTTTGGAAGATTAAGTAGGTGTTGTTAGATATATTGACAAGTTGCTTGGAAAGTGAAAATATTAAGTATGGCTAAAAGTGAGTATAAGAGAGCAAAGGATAGAGCTTGGAAATGGTTTAGTTTATATGTCAGGGCAAGAGATTGTTTAGAAACAACTGGGACGGTAGAGTTTGGCAAGTGTGTAACTTGTGGTAGAGAGTTTGACTTCAAAGATTTACAGGCTGGACACTTTGTTCAAGGGAGAGGAAACGGAGTGTTATTTTCAGAGATGGGAGTTCACGCTCAATGTAGACAGTGCAATATTTTTAACAGAGGAAAGTTAGACGAGTATGCGAAATATATGTATAATAGATATGATAAAGAAGCAGTAGATAATCTTATTGCGAATAAATACAACCTTGTTAAGTTTACTTTATCAGACTTAGAGAGGATAGGAGATAAATATAAGAAGAAATACCAGAAACTTGTAGATGAACATTCATAAATTAATATTTAATAAAAATGCCTTTCAAGATAATCAAAAAAGGGAAAAACAAAGGAAAGTATAAAAGCCCTAGTGGAAAGGTGTTTTCAAAGAAACAGGTAACTGCTTATTATGCAACTTCTGGTTTTAAGAAGATTAAGAAGAAAGTAAAAAGGAAATAAGTTTTTATTGAATAAGATATGGCAAAGAAGAAATGGATACAACAGGCAATTAAGAAGCCTGGTGCATTAAAAAGAAGTTTGAAAGTTAAGTCAGGAAAGAAGATACCAGCAAAGAAATTAAAGATAGGAAAGAAGGATACAACCTTAATGAAGAGAAGAAAAACACTTGCAAAGACATTAAGAAAGTTTCATAAATAAAGTTAACTTGTTGACATACAGATATGAAATGGCACACAGAGGTTAGAAAAGTATCTGAATTAAAGAATTGGGAGGATAATCCTAGAACAATTAGTCAAGAAGCATACAAAGAATTAAAAGAAAGTATAGGAGATTTAGGTAATTTTGAGCCATTGGTAATTGATACAGATGGTACAGTGTTGGCAGGAAATCAAAGGTTAAGGATTCATATTGAGAATGGAGATAAGGAAGTTGAAGTAAGTGTTCCTGAAAGAAAATTAACAGAAGAAGAAATAAAGAAGATAGGAGTAATCAGCAATAGGCATAGTGGGGAATGGGATATGGACAAATTGGCGAATGGTTTTGAAGATATTTTAGAAGAATTAGGGGCTGACGACTTATTGCCAGAGGAGGCATTAGAAGTTGAGGAAGATGATTATGAAGAGCCTGATGATTTGGAAACAACTATTGTTTTAGGGGATATTTACCAACTAGGAAACCACAGGCTTATGTGCGGAGATAGCACAAAGGTGGAAGATGTAGAAAAACTAATGAATGGGCAAAAGGCTGATATGGTATTTACAGACCCTCCTTATGGAATAAGTTTTCAATCCAACAAGAGGGAGAAATCGCCAAAGTTTGATATGCTCAAAAATGATGATGTGTTATTAACAGATTGGATAGCACCTGCAACCTTATTCTCTGATGGGTGGTTTTTATTTTTTACAACTTGGAAAGTGCTTGGAAAGTGGTTAAAAGCTGGTGAGATGATAGGGGAGCTTTCAAATATGATTATTTGGGATAAGGGTGGTGGTGGTATTGGGGATTTGAAACACACACTTTATACAGACTACGAGATTATACTTGCATATAATAGGGGTAATAAAGTTATAGGAAAGAGGATAGGGAGTATTTGGAATATTTGCAAAGATGACCCTAATATTTATAAACACCCCACACAGAAACCTGTTGAACTTGCTGTACAAGCGATACAGACACTCTCTGATGGAGATATATTGGACTTGTTTGGTGGTTCAGGTTCAACTTTAATAGCTTGTGAACAAACTAATAGAAAATGTTATATGATGGAAATTGACCCATATTACTGCCAAGTTATAATTGACAGGTGGGAGAAATATACGGGAGAAAAAGCAGTTAAGTTAACATAATGTAAGATGGAAAACACGAAAGAAAACACAGGAAAAATTGTTGGAGGTGCAAGTGGAAAAGGTTTTGATGTTAATGGGCAACCTAGTCCAGAAGCAAAGAAGGCAGGTTGGGAAAGAAGAAGGGAGGCACAGAAAATCCTTGATGAGTTTATGCGACAGGCTGATATGAGCTACAAAGAAATCAAGGACTTGTTAAACGATATTAAGAAGAATCCTCAAAATCATACATTAAGGGAAGTAAAAATAGCTAATTATTTAATGAGCGGGAAGTATACGGTAGACTGGTTAAACAGGCATATTAGTAACGCACCGCAGGAGGTAGATATTACTTCTAAGGGAAAGGCAATTAAGAAATATACATTTGAAATAGTAAATGCAAAAGACAGTAATGAACAATCAGAAGCGGGAAGAAGAGAAGATAATAAAAGCGACACACCTACTGACTGATACGATAGAAGCATTTGAAAATGGCAAGAGGGTTGTTGAACATTCAGGGGGCAGTAGGTGCTTTGATGGTGAGCAGAAAGTTATAACAGATGGTGGAAGCAAGAAAATATCAGACATAAAAGCTGGTGATTTTGTTCTTTCAGGACACAACAAAGAATACAAGATGGTTAAGAATGTTTTTAAGATGAAGAATGAAAAACCTTGTTATGAGATAGTTCTAAAAAATGGTGAAAAGATTAGAGCAACACAAGACCACAAGGTTTGGTACAGGGGCGGTTGGCATTCTCTAAAATATGTTGTAAAATGTTGGAATAAAAGGGAATCGTATACAACACTACTAGATGATATTGCAGAGGTTAGAGAAATATCACTCGATACTGTTTATGATATTGAGGTTGAAGATAATCACAGTTATTATTTAGATTGCGAAAAGCCCATTCTTGTTCACAATTCTGGAAAAACTTATTCTATCTTTCAATTTCTTCTAGGAAGAGCAATTCAAGGTAAAGGTGAAACTTTCACAATAGTCAGGGACAAGTTGACTTGGATAAAAAGCACACTATTGGTAGACTTCAAGAACATAACTGATATGATGGAGTTAGAAGTTACACCAGAAATAAACTATAACAGAGCAGAACAGGTTTATATTGTTAATGGTAGTGAGTTTGCATTCTTCGGACTAGATTATGCCGAGAAGTTACACGGAAGAAAACAAGATTGGTCTTGGATAAATGAAGCATTAGAAGTAGAAAGAAATCATTTTGACCAGTTAGAGATGAGAACAACAAAGGGAATGTTAATAGACTTTAATCCGTATAATGATATAGGTTGGGTATACGATATTCAGAAGCGACCAGATGTGCAAGTAATTAAGTCTACAATGTTAGACAATCCTTTTTTAGAAGAAGCTATCAGAAAGAAGATATTAAGTTATGAACCTACACCAGAGAATATTAAAAACGGTACTGCTGACAATTATATGTGGCAGGTTTATGGGTTAGGAGAAAAGGCAAGGTTACAAGGTTTGGTATTTAATAACTGGGATATTGTAGAGGATATTCCTGATGGTGCAAAGTTCTTAGGTTATGGTTTAGACTTTGGATTTACAAATGACCCTACCGCATTGGTAGGACTGTGGGAATATGATAAAGAATTATATGTTGACAATCCTATTTACAAAACCAGACTGCTTAATCAAGATATAATCAATGAGTTAAAAAGGCTAGGTGTTAGCAGTGCTGATTTAATTGTTGCGGATAGTGCAGAGCCTAAGAGTATAGAAGAAATAGCATTGGCAGGATTTAACATACAAGGGGCATACAAGGGACAGGATAGTGTGAGATATGGAATAGATTTATTAAAGAATTTCAAAATACACTTAACCAGAAGAAGTATTGAAATGGAGAATGAACTAAGAAAATATAAATACAAAGAGGACAGAAGCGGAAACATTCTCAACGAACCTATTGACCAGTTTAACCATACAATAGATGCACTGCGGTATATTGCCATAGAAAGATTAGGGAATAGGCAAGAGGTGCAGATATTTAATAGAGAACTGCTAGGCTTGTAAATTGGATTATTGATAATGTTTTGTGAAAATGATACGATTATATATAGTGAATAAAAAGAAATAAAAGGGATTTATTTTATTCTTTTAGAAAATGTATACCACAGATAAAAGTATTTTGGATAAAGAGTTAATAGAAAGTGCTATTGAGTTTAATGAAAGTGAAAAGGAAAGGTTTGACAGATTAGAGAGATATTACAGAGGTCAGCACGATATACTACACAGGGTTAAACCTAAAACAGCAAAGAACAATAAAGTAGTTGTTAATCACGCAAGTTATATAGTTGATGCTTATACTGGTTATTTAATGGGAAATCCAGTGGACTACAAAATATCAGATAATTACGATGCAAGTGTTATTTTAGATGAATACAAGAAGCAAACTGTTTCTAATCTTGATGTTGAAATTGTAAAAGATTTAGGTGTCTTTGGGAAGCAATACGAGTTGGTTTACAATGTTGAAAATGATACAGAGAGTGCAGACATTGACAATAGGAATTGTGTTTGTGTTTATGATAATACAGTTAGACATCAGAAGTTATTTGCAATTCTCTATGAGTTAGGAGATAAGAAGGGAGAGTATAAAAATATTAAAGTGTATGATAGTAATTTTCTTTATAATTGTTCAGATGGAAAGAATATAATAATTGGAGAGAAGACACCGCATTTATTTGGGAAAGTACCAGTAATTGAGTATAGGAATAACAGCGAAAGAATGGGAGATTTTGAACAAGTAATGAGTTTAATTGACGCATATAATACTTTACAGTCTGATAGGATAAATGATATTCAGCAATTAGTAGAAAGTATTTTAGTGGGTTACGGAATGACATTAACAGATGCTCAAATGCAGGAGTTAATTAATAACCGAACTTTATTTGGACTTCCTAAGGATAGCAAAGTTGAGTATTTAATCAAAGCACTAGATGAAGGGCAGTTAGATATTTTAAGAAAGACGATAGAAAATGATATTTTCAAAATTGCGAAAGTTCCTAATATGAGTGATGAGAACTTTGCTGGAAATGCAAGTGGAGTTGCACTAAGTTATAAACTTCTACTATTTGAGCAAAGTACAGCAAACAAAGAAAGGAATGTAGAACAAGGGCTAAAAGAAAGATTTGAACTATACAACAACTATTATGTAAACATTGGTAAAATGGAAAAGATACCACTAACAGAAGTTGATGTAGTATTTAAGAGGAACTTACCACAGAACTTGGTTGAGTTAAGCCAGATAATAGTTAATCTTCAAGGTTTAGTTGACGACGAAACATTAGTAGGACTTCTACCTTTTGTAGATGACGCGAAGGAAACAGTTAAAAAGAACAGAGAAGAAGAGGACGAAAAAACTAATAGAATGCTAGGAAACTTTGGAACATCTGTACCTAGTGGAGAAGATACCGAAGAAGTTAATCGTCAAGCTTAAAGATGGAGACTATTGGACAGACAAATATTATTTATAATCCTGCTACTGTTGATTACTGGGAGAGCAGGGCAATTCAAAGACAGTTATTTTCAGAGTTAAAGGGAAAGGATTTAATCCTAAGGCTAATGCCGATTTATCAAACTACTTTGGATTATGTTAATAAAGAGGTAGAAACTTTATATAAAGAGTATGGAAAAGACGGTGTTATTGATGTAGCGAAGATGAAAGAGAAACTAACAGGAACGGAAAGAAGCAAGGTATTAAGAGAATTGAAAATGAAAATAAGGTTAGCAGGAGAAGACCCTAAGAAGATTATTGATAAAAACTTCCTTATTAAGTTAAACAGATTAGAAGCAATTAAAGAGCAGATATATTGGAGTGTGAAGTCTATGATACCGCAGATGACAGAAATGCAGACTAGGACATATAGTGAAATCATTCAAAGTACCTATTTTTTACAAAAACAGGAGATTAAAGAAAGAAAGGGAAACTTTGTAATGACAAGGTTTGACCAAATAAACAAAACGGAAGTTCAAGGGCTTTTAGAAGAAAAATGGTTTGGAGGAACTTATGGAGAAAGAACAAGAAGAAATATGACAGTCTTTGGAGAAGAGTTAAGAGATATTTTAGGAACAAAAATGATAACAGGAATATCCGTTCAAAAGACTGCAAAGTTAGTAGAAGAAAGGTTTAATGTTTCTAAATATGAAGCCACAAGATTAGTTAGAACAGAAAGCACACATTTTGCAAACAAAGCAGAAATGAAGAGTTATGAAGATGAGGGTATTAAGTATTACAAGTTTGTTGCTACATTAGATGGTAGAACTTCTGATATATGCAAAGGACTAAATGGAACAATATGGAAAGTAGAAGATGCTGTTGAAGGATATAACTATCCCGCTATGCACCCAGCCTGCAGAAGTACAACAGTAGCAATGTTTCCTGAAGAAGTAGAAGGTAAGGTTATGGAAAGCAATTACAAAAGGGGAGATGAGTATTCATCATCAGAAGACATATTGAGTGAGATATTTGAAGCAAATAAAACAGGTTATGAAGCCGATACTGGTAGGTCTATTGAAATGTAGTTAAGAATATGAGAAAATGTAAAAAGGAATAGAGTATAGATTACATATACTTTATTCCTACTCAAAATAAAAACCTCAAAATGAAAGTTTCAAAATGAAATCTAAAATAAAAAATCCTCGACAGAGGCTAAAAGGTTAATTTTATTATATGACAATTATGTCAGAAGAAGAAAAAACACCAGAAACAATTACACCTGTTGTTTCAGAAAATGGGGAAGGTGGAGAGGTTAAACAAGGCGAAGATAAGATGTTAACACAAGAGCAATTTAATCAAGCTTTAAAAGAAAGATTAGAGCGAGAGCGAAAGAAAATCTTAAAAGAAGCAGAAGTAAAGATTAAAGAAGCTCAAACGGAAGCCGAAAGGTTGGCACAGTTGTCAGCGGAAGAGAAACAAAAAGAGTTGATTAAAAAAACAGAAGAGGAAATTAGCAGAAGAGAAAGGGAGGTTGCTTTAAGAGAAAATAGAATTGAAGCAACAGAACTATTTCAGAAAGCTAATATACCGATAAGTTTAGTAGACTATGTGATTTCAGAGGACAAGGAAAAGACTTCTGAGAATGCAGAACTGTTTATTAAAAACTACAAGGAAAGTGTATCTCAAACTATTGCTGAACAACTAAAAGGAGTGCCACCTAAAGACTTAAAAACATCACAATCTGAGCCCAAGAAAGTTATAACCTCATTTTAATTTGATTTAATTAATTTGAGTTTAATAAGAAAATGGCAAAGGAAGATGCATTAAGCATACTGTTAGAAGATGGAACAACTGCTGACAAGTTAAAAGAAGCATACTCGGAATTAGTCGATATGGTTCAAAAGGGTGCAATCTCTACACAGATTAAGAATACCAATCTTTCTGGAAATCCTGAAGCTGGTTCTGTTGAAGTTAGAAGGTTAATGACAGCAGAGTCTCAGGCTTATGGAACTGCTAGAAGTGCAGGTGCAGGAGACAAGGTAAAGAATAACGGAGTTACTGTTAATCTTGACCAGGACAAAGAAATCGTAGAGGAAGTAGAATGGAAAGATATTCAGTTCTACGGAGTTGATGGTATTGTTGAAAAAAGACAGACCAATCATCTCAACGCAATGGTAAGAGAGTTAGATAGAGCATTCTTTACAGAGGCAGAGAGTGCAGGAGATGAAGAAACTATTTCTAGTACAGAGATAGAAGATGCTATCGAAGAGCTTATTCAATCAGTTGAAACTGTCGAGAATGATAATGTTGACGGTGTAGACAGAGAGATGTTGGTTCTAACACTCAAGCCTCATATCTATGGAAAGTTACTTAACAGATTAGATGTTGTGACAAATCCTAACGGACAGAGTTACAATACCTTTCACGGAGTAAGAGTATTCAGCAACACAAGACAAAGTAAAGATGCTATATGTATGGCAGTTGGTGCAATAGCACAGCCAGTAGTATCACAGCCTTATACAGTTGAACCTATCCCACTTTCAAATGCGGTTGCAATAGAGCTTTTCTACCACTATGGAACAAAAGCAGTAATGCCTGATTTGATTAAGTATGCAGATATGAGTACATTCTCTGTATAAGAGAAGTTCTTTTATAAATTAAAAGGGGCAAAGTAAATGAATGAATTACTTCAAAGAATTAAAGAGTATGCTTTAACACTCTATCCTGAGATGGAAGATAATGACCTGTTAAATCAGGTTATTGCAGAGGTTGTGGATAGAGTATTGGCATATACAAATAGATACCAATTAGTTGCTGGGTATGAAAGGTTTCTATCTGGTAAATACTACGAAGGTGATTACACTGTTGATGTAGAAGGGAACAGAATCCCTATACTACCGATACCTACTGAATTAGAAAGGACTATTGCAAGAATAGTAGTTTCTAGTTACAAAGGAATTGGTAAATTAATCAGCAGTGATATGCCTGAGATTAAGAGTTTATCAGACAATGGACAATCTGTTACTTATGGTGATTATATTGGTAATTACTTTAATTCAAAAGAGGATTCTGATATCTTTGCCTCTGCTAAAAGTATTCTAGACAATTACAGAATACCTGTAATAGTTAACACACAAGTGGAATGAAGATACCTAACAGTTTTAAGACACAAATAAAAAGTACATTCTATGACAAAGAGATTCAGAAGTATAAGGTAGAAAGTGCAGTAGATGATGAAGGTTGGGTAGGCAATGAAGAATTAGAAGAAGACGGTTCTTTTTATGGGAATGTAAGATATGAAAACTTCTCGGAGATATTGAAAGAGCTAGGAATTGACATTATTGCAGACTTACTTATCACTACTGATGAAGATATCAGGTTAGGTTCTATTGTTGGATTTAATGGAGGCTATTACAGAGTAGTTAAGGTCTTGAAATATGATAGTCATAATTTGATTTTGTGTAATATATGGCAGTCGTCATTAGTGGAGTCAGAAACCTCGATAAGTGCATAGCAAAGTTCAAGTCTATTGAAGGAATAGATTTAACTCCTGTTATTAGTAAAGCAACAAGGATTGTTCAGCGAGATGCTAAGATACTAGCACCTGTTGACACTGGAAATCTTATGAACCATATATTTGCAAAAACATTAAAAGCAAAGACTATGAAAAAAAGTGGCTTAGGAGAAGACCCTGTTGGTGTAGTATACACTAATGTAGAGTATGCAGTCTATCAGGAATATGGTTGGAGTAGAACCTATCCTAGTGGTAAGACTGTTGTATATTCAGGAAAAGCATTTATGCGACCAGCACTTAAACAGAATAAAAAGTATATTAGTGATATGGTGGAAAGGTATATACAAGATAAATTAAGAACTATTAAGAAATGATAGAGCCTAAAAGTCAGATATACACAATTTTGAAAAAGGTAACAGATAATGTATATCAGGCAATGCCAGAGGTAAATGTTGTATATCCTTGTATTATTTATTCTATCAGTAGTAATGAACCACAATATACAGTTAATCAGGAATTAGAATACCAGAAAGTAGAGGCAAAGATAGATATTTATGATAAGACGAGTAAAGGAACAGGGACTTTACTTGTAAGCCTTGTAAATGAAATGCTGGATAATGGGTATAGAATGACCTACTGTGCGGACATACCGAATGAAGACAGTAGCCACATAAGTACATTATTCAACTCGATAATATAAATGAAAAAGTTTAATTTATTATTTAAGAGAAAATGGCAACAAAGAGTTTAGGAACAACCTTGACCAAGACAAAATCAGGAAGCGAGTCAACAGACTTGGTAATAGGTGGACTTACTTCCATTGGTGAAGTTGGTGTTGAAAGTGACGAAATAGATGTAACTACACTTTCAAGCACTGGTGGGTTTAAGGAGTTCATTGCTGGGTTCAAGGACGCTGGTGAAGTTTCATTAGCGGGATACATTTCTGATGAAGACCAGGTTGAAGCATTACTTGCCTTAGCAAGTTCACAATCAATAGAGAAATGGACAATAACCACACCTAATGGTGCAACTTGGAAGTTTGACGCCTTTGTAAAATCATTCAAAGAGAGTGAGGCTACAATTGATGGTGTTAGAGGGTTTAGTGCAAGTTTAAGAATAAGCGGTGAACCTGAGTACACAGAGGCTAGTGCAAGTGTATAAGATATGGGGCAGGGGACTGCCCTGTATTTTAAGAAACTAAAATTAACTTTTAACAAATGAAATAAATGGAAAAAAGTATAAAAACCGATTTAGAGTTTAATGCAAGTAAAATTGCTAAGCTAGAAAAGGAAAGTGGGTTACCATTCTTGGAAGTATTAGGCAAGTTTAGTTTAGAGAATATAAACCTGTTTATTAAATACGGCTTAGAAGTAGATGAAGAAACTGCTTATGTTCTTATTAATGAGTATCTAAAAGAAAAAGATATAACAGAATTATATGTTCTAATTTTAGAGGAGTTACAAAATAAAGGTTTTTTACCACGAACGGTAAACCTGAAAGAGATATTAAGCAAAACACAAGAACAAGTAGCAAAAATGTAGAAGGTTGGTTTTGGAAATACTGGGAAGAAAATGAGGAAGTGGCAATAACAGTAGGGCTTAGTATTAGGGAATACTGGGAATTAAACCCTAAGCAATTTGAAAAGCATATAAAGGTTTATGTGGAAAATGAAAAGAAGAGATTAAGAGAGGCTGATACTAATAATTACAATTTGGGAAAGTACATTGCATATGCAGTGAATGAACCGAAGAAGTATCCTAGAAAGCCTTTCTTAGAAGACAAACTAAATAGAATGGAAATGGACGAAGTAGTAGGAAAGGAAATGAGTATAGAGGAAATGGAGGCAATGATGAAAAGAAACACTATAATTTTAGGTGGCAAGATTAAGAAAAATGGCAAAAGAAACAGTTGAAGAATTAGAAGTTCTAATAACTGCAAATGCAGATAAGTTAAGGCTGGAACTTCAAAACACAAATACAAAACTTTCAGAATTACAAAATCAAGTTAAGGGTGTTAATAAAAGCATTGGAACTAATTTGGTTGGTTCTATACTTAAAGCGAATATTGCCACAAAGGTTTTAATGAGTGTGTTAAGAACAACTGTTAATATTACAAAGACAGTCATTACAAAGACATTTCAATTAGGAAGTCAATATACCAGATTAAAAACAGCAACAGAGGTTATTACAAGAAATATGGGAATGACTACCGAACAAGTAGAAGGGCTTAGGAATGCTTTGGAAGATGCTAACACTTATGGTAGTCAAGCTGAAAATGTTATTAAGACACTTGCCTTATCAGGACTTGTGGATATGGCAAATGGATTAAAGACTATTGATGCTAGAACAGGAAAAGCGGTAGAAGGAACAACAGCTTTAATTCTTACAATGAAAGATTTAGGTGCTACTGCTGGAATTGACAGTGCAGAGGCAATTGACAGATTAACAAAGTTTGTTAGAAGGGGAGAGTTATCGTTTGCTGATGGACTTGTAGAAATTGGTAATATCAATATGGCATATAAGGAGTATGCGGACAGTATTGGTAAGTCTGTAATGGAGTTATCTGCACAAGAAAGGGCACAAGTTAGGTTAAATATTGTAATGGAAGAAGGCAGAAAGTCATTAGGGGCTTATGCGTCTACAATGCAGACTTCTGGAAAAGCAGTATTAAGTATTGGAAATGTAGTAACTACCTTATACGAAAGACTTGGAAGTTATTTAGAGCCAATATTTGCAAGTATATCACTGGCGGTATTTAGTTTTGTAGACTCTACTAGAACAGCACTTATTGCCAATGCACAAACTTTTCAGCAATGGGCAATTAGAGTTGCAGGATATGTAGTAGCAGTAGTTAGGGTACTTGGTTCTTGGTTAAGTGCCATACCTGGAATAGGTAAATACTTTGAGTCATTAGCCAACTTCTCATTGAAACCTGTTGCTGTTACATTTGGAAAGATAGATGAGAATGCTAACAAAGCAAGTGGAGGAATGGATAAGGCAACAGGCAGTGCAAAGAAGTTGAGTAAACAATTAGCAGGGTTTGATGAAATGACTGTTTTGAATAAAGAAGAAGGTGGTGGGGGAATGTTAGGTGGTGTTGCAAGTGGATTAGGTGATATAGGCAAGATATTTGATGTATCTGCAATGAATGAGCAAGTTCAACAGATTAATGATATTGCTACTGATGTTAAAGACGATGTTGAAAGCAATATGGAAGGGATTAGAGATACTATCGAAAAAACAGGAAAGGCAGTTTTAGTCTTTTTGGCAATTTTTATGGGATTAAAAACAATATCTTTAATAGGCTCTGCTGTATCAGGAGTAACAACAATATTTGGTGGACTCGGAAAAATACTTACAGGATTAAATCCTACTGTGTTAATTATAATTGGAGTGATAGCAGTCCTTGCTGGATTAGCATATGTAGTATGGAAGAACTGGGGACCTATTAGTGAGTGGTTCAAAAAGATGTGGGAAGATATTAAGACTTGGTTTAATGAAGGCATTGCAGGAATAACAGCACTATTTGATGCAGTAGTAGGGTTCTTTAAGAATAAAATCGATTATATGGGAGTAATGATTAACAGGTTTGCTACCGATGTTGTTAATTGGTTTAAGGGGGTTGGAAATAGTATAAACAATGCATTTAATACAGTTAAAAATACAGTTGTTTCTATATTTAGCAAGATAACAGACTCTGTTAAAAGTGCAATAGGAAATGTATTAAATTGGATAGAAGATAGATTTAGTAAGGTTAAAGGGTTCTTCTCTAATTTAGGCTTGACAATTGTTGAAGTTATAAAGAAACCGATAAACGCAATAATTAAAGGACTTAATGTATTTATTGATAGTATAAATAAAATTAAAATGCCCGACTGGGTACCTGGTGTAGGTGGGAAAGGAATATCAATTAAAAAAATTAGTTATTTAGCAAAGGGTGGAGTTATAGACAGTCCTACAATGGCAATTATGGGAGAAGCAGGGAGAGAAGCCGTACTACCGTTGGATAGAAATACAGGGTGGGCAGAAGAAATTGCTAGACTAATTAATCAAAATAATGCAGGGCAACCTATACAATTAATAGTTAAAATTGGAGATGAGAAGATAGGTGAGAAGTTAATCGATTACATAAATGAAAAAGGACTAAGAACAGGTGCTAATATATTAAACATATAGAAATGATTAGTTTATTAAAAATAGGTTCAACAGATTTAACAAGTTATCTAACTGAGTATACGGTTAGTTATCAGGATATGTGGACGGAGGCGGGAAGAAATCTTGCTGGAAACTTAAAGGCTACTTTTGTTGGTACAGTGCCAAAGATTAGTTTGACATTCAGACAACTAACAAAGTCAGAAGCGAATACTATTATAGGATTGCTTAATGGACATAGCTTTTCAGTAACTTGGTACGATATTCAGACACAGACTACTAAGACAGGTACATTTTATCGTGGAGATTATGGTATTTCTATAAGAGATTTAACAAGTGAAAGATATAAAGAGTTTAGTGTTAACTTGATAGCATTTAATAAGATATGATAAATGTTAGTAGTGCTTTCAAGACAGCAATGAAAGCAGAAAGTAAAGAATTGTTGGCATACATAACCGACGGAACCACTCAATTGACAGAGGCTGATGACTTAAAGGGCGTAAGCATAAAATCAGAAGGTACTGTTATGCAAACCATTTTAAGAGGTGCTGATATTTCTTTCTTTGGTAATCACAATTTTTTAGATAAGGAAATTAATATAGGAATTGGAGTTAAGACTTCTAGTGGAAATGAGTATATAGATTATGGCAAGTTTGTAGTCTACGAGCAAAAAACTAATATTGAAACAGGAGTAACAACAATTAGATGCTATGATAAGATGTATAAGGCATTGAAGTTATATGAAGCATTTGACTTTATATACCCTTACACGATTAAGGAACTTTTAGAGGAAATCTGTGAAAGATTAGGATACCAACTTGGAACAACAGACTTTTTTAATAAAGATGTTGTTATAAGCACAGATGTTTTCAATAAACAGGATACTACCTACCGTATGATTTTAGATTGGATAGCAGAAGCTACTTGTAGTACAGTATGCTTTGGAGTAGATGACAAACTGAAACTTGTACCTGTTATGGACACAGCTATTGATACTATAACTACTAATGAGTTAATGAGTTTAGGATTAAAAGAAAAGTGGGGACCTGTTAATAGTGTTTCTTTGGCACAAAATCCTATTGAAGAAGATTTTGTATACAGGGGGGGTTATGAGTATGGTACTCTTTTATTAGAAAACGGAGAAGAAATGTTGCTTGAAAATGATGAGGTCTTTGAGTTAGAGGTGTTGCAGGAGATACAGGGTTTATATCAGATGAGGATAAGTAATAATCCCATTTTGGTGCAGGATAGAGAATTATTCATAGATGACATTGCAGATATATTTATAGGGTATGAAGTTGAACCTTTTGATATATCTACAATATTTTTAGGGTATTATGAAGTAGGAGATAAGGTTAAGGTTAAAGATTTAAGTGATGTAGAACATACTGGATTTATAACTTCTGTTTCTTTGTCAGTAGGAGATGGGAACAGCGAGAGTATTTCTTCTACCATTCCTGTAACGGCAAGGGATAATTACAGAAAAGAGGCTGGTGTAATAAAGAGAACGATAATGTCTAGTCAGATAGGTTCAGAGAATATAGAGAATGAAGCAATCACAAACGAGAAGATAGAGAACGAAGCAATCACAAACGAGAAGATTAAAGAGTTATCAGTAGACAAGTTAACAGCAGGTTCTTTGAAAGTTGGTACAGAGATAATAATTCCTGATGAAGAAGGGAATGCAATAATTTATATAGCAAATGTACCATAATGGCAGGTATTATATTGGTGAGAAAAAGCGGAATTAGTGGAGATGTAAGAGATTTAGGGCATAGAGACAGAACACTTGATAGCACGGTCAATCAATTGAAAGTGTTTATGTCAGGAAGTGGAACTGTCCATTTGGTTAAGGATTACGATATAGGAGATGACAAAGAGATTATAGACATAGAACATAATCTAGGATATCAGCCCTTTTTTGCAGGGTGGTTCAGAAAATCAGGAACAGAGCTATGGACGAAGATACCGTCTATGATAGATATTGATATTAACGGAACACCAGAACACTTTTTAGGTGCAATGGGAAGACCTAGTGATAACATAATTCAATTGCACTTTTACACAATGTCAATATTCGGACCTATGTATGATGTATATTTAGATTATCACTATTTAATTTATGTAGACCCTTATAGAGATGCCTGGTAAATTGATAGGTGCAAAAACAGGACATAATGCATTGACTACCGAACCTAAAAACTTGGCATTCAGCAGTGATTTTGAATTGAATAAAATTGCAAAGATAAAAAGGTTCACTAGCCAGGGTTCTGTTAATCACGGATTTAACTATGCACCGAAGTTTATGTCAATGAGAGAAATAACCGCATCTCCATTAAAGATGGGTTGGGGAAATATGTGCGAAGTTGATGATGAGAAGATACATTCTTATATTGGAACACATACAACAAACTTTTCTTATGATAATTATCAGTCTGCAAGTGATAGTGCAACTTGGGCTATTATTTTTGTCGATAATCTAACAGAAGGTAATTTCAAAAAAGAAATACACGGAGGAGTTATTCTTGTTGGAAATGGTGATAGCGATTACGATTACAAAATACATAGTAAATATGATACCTTTAAGGTCATGACGACAGGGAGATTAACAGTCAATGCTTCTCAATATGACAACGGTTCAGGTGGAGGAGTAAAAACAACAACTGCAACCTATAATCATAATCTCGGATATGTGCCTATTTTTGCACCTTTTGTAGATTATGAAATAAATAAAGACGAATATTTATCTTGGAATGGTCAATATAATAGTAATTCGTGGATAAGTGGTTATACATATCATATCGGAGAAGAGGTTTATGAAGACGATAGCGGGAAATGGTATAAATGTAAAAAGACACATGTGGCGAGTGCAAGTAACAAACCCGAAAGTGGTGCAGAATGGACAATCTACTGGGATTATTATGTCGAACCTGATATGTATAACACTTATTTTAACAACCTTGAAGATATGAAACTTATATACGGAGGTGTTGAATTATATAACTACTCAACCTTTTTATATTATGCGACAGAAACACAGTTGGTATTAAGTTTGGTTCAGACACAGGCACCTGATATGTGGACAGAAGACCATCAATATTTAATATACGAGCATCAACCTTGTCCAGCAGAGACGGTATATGTTGACTATACGATTTTCTATAACAAGGCAAATGAAGAAGTTAATTTTTTGTAATTTAATTTTTTTGGTATAATAAAATATGGGAAAAAGAATATCTCAATTAGCAGAAATAACAACAGTAGATAGTGACGACTTACTTAATGTAGTTGATGTCAGTGATACCACTTATTCTGCGAGCGGAACTAATAAAAAGGCAACACTAAGCAAGTTTTTAGATTTCTTCTATCCTGTTGGCACAATATATGAAACTACTTCTAGTAATTTAGATACTGTTGATAAAATGAATGCACATTTTGGAGGAACTTGGGAAGTATTTGGAGAAGGAAGAGTATTAGTAGCAAAGAGTAGTGATACAGAGTTTGATACTATTGGTAAAACTGGTGGGGAAAAGTATCATACTTTAACAATAGCAGAAATGCCACACCACTCACACGGACAATTAGTTACTGCAAACCCTAACACAGGAGGTCCTGGTATAAGGGGTGATTTCAATGGAGCTGAAGGAACAGGATTATCAGGTTATCCACAAGGAATATCAACATCCGGTGAGGGAGGTGGTGGTACACATAATAACTTACCACCTTATCAAGTAGTTTACCGATATAGGAGAACAGCTTAAAATGATATGGAAACACAAAAACAAGACAACAATTTAAGCACTAGAATGACTATTATGGAAGAACAGATAAAATCGATAGATGAAAAACTAGATAACTTGGATAAGAAACTAGACAAGATGTCTTCCGATATATGCAGGACCTATGTAAGAAAGGATAATTATAATAAGGACATCAATGCATTGACAAAAGAAACGGAGGCACAATCTAAGCGAATTGATGCTATTAACAAAATTGTATGGGTAGTGGTTAGCACGATATTGATTTTTGTGATAGAGCAGGTTCTAAGTTTAGTCTTGTAAAAAATGGCAATACTAAGAACGGGGAAAACAATCGGGGTGTGCGTTCACCACTCCGCATATAAACCTGCAAATAATATTACAGAGTTAAAAGCACAAGCAAAATTGTTTGATGGTTGGCATAAAAACAAAGAATGGGCTGGAAAAATTAAGACAAAAGGAGAGTTTGGATACCAGTATATAGAATATCACTATCTAATCGCATTAGACGGTTCTTTACTACAAGTTCAGGACGAAAAGTATGTTTTATATCACGCAGGAGATAATTTCAGGGGAGATAAGAGTTTTAATCTGCACGGAGTAGCAGTTTGCTTAACTGGGAATTATGAAACAGATAAACCTACTGATGCACAAATGCTAACTTTGGTTAAACTTATCAGAGATGTTGAAAAAAGATACAAGGTAAATGCATTAGTAAGAGGACACAAAGAAACTTCACAAACAGCAACAGCCTGTCCAGGCAAAAATATAGGCACTTCTAGTTCAGGTTGGCTAAAAAAGGTCGTTGAAAATGTTAATAATTCAGCATACCCACCTGTAACACTGCCACAGTCCGTAGAACAAACGGAGTGTGAAAAAGAAGTAGACAGACTTAAAACAGAAAACAAGGGGCTCAATGAGGCTCTGGTAGCCTTAAAATCAGAGATAGAAAAGTTAAAAGGGGATTTGAAGTTGAAAAATGATAGGATAGTATTCTTGGAAGAAACTTTGAAAGAAAGGGAAGAGGAATTGAAAACTTTTGACACCGTTAAAGAAGAAAGAGATAGGTTTTTGAAAGAGAAATTAGAATTGGAAGAAGAAATAAGTAAACTAAAAAATGAAAAAGAGAATAGTCTGGTGAAAAAGATAGTAGACTTCCTTAATAAATTATTAAAGAAATAGAAATGGGATTATGGTTTGGGTTTTTTGCTTTTGGACTTTTTGCTCTTTTAGTCACAGCATTTTTCAAAATGCGAGAAGGTTAAATTATTAGTTAAAAACTATGGGAGAGGAATTATTGGTTTTATCTGCTAGTGTATCAGGAATGATAGGTGTTTTAGCACCTTTTATTTTACCTGCAATTTTTAAGTTTCTTAGTAAGATAACAAAGAAAGAGTTGAACAAAGAAGAGAAGAGATTAACAGTAACCGTATTCTCAATATTAATTGCATTGGTTGTGATACTTGTTCAGTTTAGGTGGAGTGGGGATATAAAAGCAGACCTGAACAACCTTATTCAGTTCTTCTTTGTAAACTTTGTAGCAGTTAAGGGAATGATACAAACTATTTACGAATTGCTAATTAAAAATATCCCAGTGTTGACAGAAAGATTTAGTTAACATGCCTTATATACAACTGCCAACGATTAAAAACAGGGGAAGTCCTGATAAGAAAAACGCAAGTAAAGTTAAAATTATTAAAAGAATTATGGAAAAAGAACAAGGCTTATATACCAGTCCTGATACATTTGAAAGTAAAAGAGATATAGAGATAAAAAACATTGAAAAAGGAAATGTTAGTATTGTCTACCCTGATAGATATCTACCTGATTTGTCCTTTGAAGAACTTCACGAAGACATCAGAAGAAGAGCAGAAATCAGAAATGAAGTTGAGAATAAGGAGTATATTGCCAATATAGAAATTAAGACAGATAGACCACTAGCAGTTGGTTGGTTTGCCGATATTCACAGTGGTGGAAGTGATATCGATTACGATAGACTAAAATGGGAAGCGGAGGAGGTTAGAAGAAATCCATATATGAAGTTGTTTCTAGGCGGAGATTTGGCTGATTGCTTTGATTTTAATCCTGCACAGTTTGGAGATGTTGCCAATATGAATGAACAAAGATTGTATTTGTATAAGTTACTAGAATATATAGGATATGGGAATATACTTTGTGGAGTAAGTGGAAATCACGAAAGATTTACACAAAGAACTGGATTAGACTTTTACACAGATATTAGAAAAAAGATACCCATTTTTGACGGGGTAGGAACTGTTAAGTTAAAGATTAACGATATTGAATATGTAGGAGCTTTAATGCACAAACCTAAGGGGTACTCAATATATAATCCTAACCATCCACAAAAGAGATTCTCAATGGATAACGAGGGATACGACTTCATACTATCAGCACACATACACGAGGGGGCTGAACAATCACAATTAAAGAAGACTGCTGATGGAGTTAAAAAACAAGTATTCTTATCAGGAAAGACTTTCAAGAGAGGTGACGATTTTTTAGATAAGAATAGCAATGTAAGGAAAGAGGGAGATGCTTTGGGTACGAATTGGATTGTATTTAACCATAAAAAGAAAATGATGATACCCTTGTCTTGCACGGCGGAAGTAATTGAGTTTTATGGCAATATATGAGAGCAAATTGGAACAAAATCTATAAGTGGAGTAAGTGGTTGCTAATATCATCTATTATATTTTTTGTTCTGCTTAACTGGAAATTGGTTCTGACTTGGATTACTTCACTATTCTTGTGGTTGTGGATTAAGTTAGTTCTTTAACATACAGACCTGAGCCCTTGAAAAACTCGGATAAGACAGGAGATTCTCCTGTGTATTAGTTCAGCAGGTCTTCGGTAGTCATAAAAGGGCTAGAAAGACTACCATTGAATATGGAACTATTGAATTGCTTTCTTCAACTATCAAAAGGAAAGGAGATGTGAAATGGGCTTGGAAGACTTATTTGAATGTGAAGGGTGCAGAACAGAAAGTGGAGATTGTCCATTGTTCGTATGCTATGATGACGGTTTCTATTTAGTTTGTTGCTTAGTGTATGCGATAAAAAGAAACCTAGTGCTAATCAAGAAAATGGGCGAAAAAGACGAAGAAGATGAGGTGTGATGTGAACAGCGACTGGAAGCAGGTAATTCGGAATAGGGACAAAATATGTCAGATATGTGGAACAGTTGGAAGCAGAGAAAATCCTTTAACGGTTCACCATATCATTTACAAATGTCAAGGAGGAAGCAACTCACCAGATAATTGTGTTCTATTGTGCAGAAATTGCCACGACAGAGTTCATAGACAGAACCCCGTGAGAAGAAAAAGGCAAAAGAAGCACGGTAGAAGACATTAATAGTTCAAGAGAAGGGGTACTTATATATCCAACATTGGTATTGTATCCCTTCTCGAATTACATTATATTAAGAATATGGAAAACAAAACAAAGAAAAAAACAATAGTAATTTATCACGAAGCAATCCCTAAGGTAGGTGGTATAGAAACGGTAACATACAATCTTGCAAAGGGATTAGATAAGAATGGGTGGAGAGTTATTTTGACTTTTAAGTCTATGAAAGTTTGGGAGAGTGCTTTCTTTTATGGACAGGTGGCCGACATTGTGAAATTAGAAGAATTAGAAAATTATATGAAAGGACAGGTTGCTGATGTGTGTTTAATTGCTAGTAATCATCAACTTCCTGAACAGATTAAAGCTAAAAGGTTCTTACAGTGGATTCATTCTGATTATACGAAATACCCTGTTAAGTTGGCAAATAAGGGGAAAGTTGAATACATTGCAGTAACACAACACTGTGCCAACATTATTAAGAAACTTGAAGGAATTAATGCAAAAGTAATATACAACCTAATCAATGAAGATTTTGGGAAAGACAAAAGGAAGGTTCTAAAATTAGTAACAAATAGTAGAATAAGTAGAGAAAAAGGTTTTGACAGAATGCTCTTAATGGCTAAAAAACTGAAAGAAAACAATATCAGGTTCATCTGGACAGTATGTGGAGATAATATCTATGATACTAAACAGTTTGATAATGTAAAGGCTACATTTTCTGATATAGAAGAAGTTTCTTTTGTAGGATACAAGAAAGATGTAACACCGTATTTAAGAGATGCTGATTACTTGGTATTGTTAAGTGATTTTGAGGGTTGTCCACTAGCAGTATTAGAAGCATTGCAGATGGAAGTTCCCTGTATAGTCACCAACTGGGGAGGCATTAACGAATTAATCGAAGATGGGAGAAATGGCTATATCTTAGATATGCAATTAAAAAACTTAGACAAAGAAAAAATAAAAGAGATATATGAGTGTAAGTTAAAGTTCAAGTTTGAACCGAAGTCTACAATTAATGATTGGTTAAAATTGTTAGGAGAACAAAATGGTAAAAGTTAAAATAACAAAAAAGTATTTTGATACCGTACTTAAAAAAGAAATAATGCCACAAGAAGTAATAGAAGTTGAACCTGAAAGAGCCTTAGTATTGTGCAAGGCTGGGGTTTGTGAAATAATAGTAATGGATAAATTAAAGAAAAAATTAAATTATTAAACAACTTAAAATGGATAAATTAATAGTATTCAAAAACAATGGCAAAAACTATATCAAGTTATATGGTAGAGTTTATGAATTAGTTATGCCACAAGAAGAACCTGTTAAGAAAGCGAAAAAGACTAAAAAAGATGAGATAAAATAATTAAAATATAAATTAAAATATAAACTGAAATAAAAATGGAAAGTAAAAAAGATATAGAAACTTACGAATGCTTGGTTAATCTTAGAAATATATTGAAAGAAATTAAACAGATTTCTTGGGATATTAATCAGACCGAGAAGACATTTAACGAGAAAGACATTGAAGAAATAGGGTATGATAAGTTCATTTTGATGTATCTTGGATATAACGATAGATTACAAGAAGTTGCAAAAGATTTTGAGTCTTTCATTAAAAATGATAAAGTTGTAAAAAGACTAAAAAACAAAGAAGAGTAATAAATATTATAGGTTAGAGAAAACAGTTGACTTCTCTGGTGGAAGTCTATAATATATAATATATTAATATATCAATACCTAAATGGAAGACGAGTTTATCTTACAACAACTGGAAACTTTCAACTTAAACATAGCAGAAATGGAGGCAACTGAATTGTCAGCCTTTTTGGATTTAGCACGAAATATTAAAGAAAGTGATTATCTTTCTGCTATTGAATATGTTAATACAAGAAAGAAACTATCAGATAAAACAGCATTAGATAAGTTCAAATATCTTTGTGGTTATCTGCAAAGAATTAAAAAAATATATCAATATCAAAATAATTATGGAAAAACACACAATTAACAAAGGCTGGGTGTCAGTTCATAGGCAATTACTTGATAATCCTATTTCATCTAAACCTACTTATCTATCAGTCTGGATACACTTACTGCTGATGGCAAATCATAAAGAAACATCTTTCATCTGGAATGGTAAGAAACAAATCGTAAAAGAAGGACAAGTTCTAACAGGACTAAAAAAATTATCAGAAAAAACAGGAATTGCACAAGCCACGATATATAGAATCTTAAAATACCTAGAAAATGAAAAACAAATTGAACAACAAAAAACTACAAAATATACTTTAATTACAATAGTTAATTGGGATAAGTATCAGAAAAATGAAAAACAAAATGAAAAACAGACGAAAAACAAACGAAAAACAAATGAAAAACAAATGAAAACATACAATAATGTAAATAATGTAAATAATGAAGATAATATATCTAAAGATATAGGCAAAAAGCCTAGTTCTTATGGGAATGAAGATATAAATACTTGTATTTCATACTTAAAAGAGAGGATAGATGCAGAATTAGATGGTT